ACAGCTAACAAGCAAATCAATCGGATGGCTAAAATCGCCACCGCTTATATGTGGGCGTTAGTTTGACGAAACAACATCGTGCCCAGCAGCTCGAAAGGCATCCTGGATTTTCTCGAAATCCTGCCCCCCGAATTCAAAAGTCCGAGTGGTGTTGTCCTTGCCAAGATTGCCGGTGACAAGCATGGTTACTCCAGTGTCGTGGTCGTCCGCAAAAATCTGGTGTTGTTGCATGAAATAGCCGTCTTCGCCATCGCCAAACATGATGGCTTTGCGCCCCAGTTTGGTATCGTCCGTGATCCGCAAACTAACAAGCGCGTCAACGCCGACCGCCTGATCCTCTGCGGCTTCTGGTTTTGTGTGGTCTTTTTGCTCTTTCATTGCTTCAAGTCTCCCGTGTTTCTGCCCGGCGTCGGGTTACGCTTGGCGTTATGCGCCGCCAATTCTGCGCTTCTCAATTTCCTGCCTGTCTGGGTGGCGGTAGTTCAACAACCAGCTCGGCCACAGTGTAAATTTGCCGTTTTGTTTAGCTGTTACGCTTGGGCTTGGCATGTCGTCGCTGTTCCAGGTTTCGTCCCACTCCTCAAGCAAAGCAGCCATTTTGTCCTGCCATTCGTCCGGCATTTCGTGCATCATTATTCGCGGCAGGGTCAGCCAGCTTGCGTAGCTCAACGAGAACCAGCGCCACAGCAGTCACATATTTTGTTATATGGTTTTTTTGGCTTTATTGTTTTATACACCCGCGAACTCCCTTGAGACTATCATCTGAACCTCGCTATCCAGAAGGCTATCAATTACCTTTAAGTCATCGTTAGTTAATGGGTTAATTAGCTCTCTGTATCCGTCTACATCACCTCTATTAGCCATTTCAGTGATTGACATTGCGTATTCGTTGGCTACCTCTGCGCCATCAGAGTTTAATGAGTCTATTATCTTCTGATATTTTCCTTTAGTGCCTTTCTCGAATGAATGATAAAGATTATCGAATACGCCCCTGTCAATCGTTCTACTGAAAACAAACATACCGAAAGCGTCGCCATCAGATATAATCTTGTCGAATGTTTCTTTCTGGTTTGCAGTGTATTGACCTATGTCTGGGTTGTTGATAATAGGCTCGAACCCTTCATTCTCGTTTGATATTTCCACCGCCATAGCCATTCTTGAGTTTTCATCTGTTCTAGGCAGGGTTTTAAATAAAAGTCTTATCACGGCCTTTTTAGCCATTTCTTCAAAGTCAGTTACCCATACGCCAGACTGATATTTTTTATAGCTTTCCGATCTATCGCGTATCTCTAAAATGCGATCAAGACTCATGGTAGCTGTTAAGTAGTCGCCCTTACTTGTTTTAGCGACCGCATAAACACCGACAACATCACCTCTCTTTTCTTTGTTGGCAAAAGCATCAAACACATGAGTTGGCTTATCACCCATGCCGTTATCAGTGAACGTGTCTGATTCGTGAACCGTGTTAGCCTGAATCCAGTCTATTGAACCAGAATTAGTCGCTAATCGAATGAGGCCAATATAAGAAGGCTCTAAGAACACCCTTGTTTCCCACTTATCCTTGCTGATCTTAATGTTTCTAGGGATTAAGTACGCCATCTTTTCGGCTGGGTTTAAACTTAAACCGATTGCCGCAACGTTGGTTATTGCTTGCTGTAATGACTGAGGCGCAGCCGTAGCCACTTGCATTAAATACGAACTGTTTTTTAACAACTGGATCGCAAAGCCTTTCTCAGCCTCGTACTTCATGCTTGATGGCGCGATTTGATTAAATCGTTCCTCAGCCACCTCTATCACTTGCGCTATTGATTGGTTACTCATAATCTATCCTATTGAATCATAAATGTTTTGTGCTACACAGTGCGTTTTATTGTGTGCAATACAGATCAGTTTTTCTAATGCATCATTAAATTCAACACTTCCATCTTCACTCACAAGGAGCCTTCTTAATTCGTTAGTAAAGTGGTCATCACAAGCCAGTTCTTCCTCTACAACATTGCTGAATGATGTCTTGTATTTACCAAATAAAGTGAATGAGTCGCCATGAATTAAAGCGTTTTTAATCGTTTCAACTTCTTCTATTTCATCAGGCGCATCATATATCTCCTCGTCTCCTGCCGCTGTTATTGAGCAGGGCATACCTCTTACGAAGCTCATAGCGTCACCAATGTTTGGCTAACCGCCAAGATAACAATAAAAGCGATTGCTCCACCAATACCCGCTACGTTCAAAATTAATTTATCGTAAAAGTCTTTGCGCTTATCGCGTCTCTCGCAGTTCTTAATTTGATCTATCATGCTTAACCCCGTTCTTTTTTGTTATTTCGGGAGTTATAATACCTACTGGTATAAAGCAAGTCAATACCCAAAGGTATAATTATTTGAAGATAATTAAGGGAAGACATTAGGTGTTGACATAATGAATACCTGTGGGTATTATCCCGAATATGAAAGAATTATTAGATTACTTAAATAGCCTACCAACTAAAGATCAATCTGATTTGTGCCTCAAGTGTGGCACTACGATTGGATATATTAGAAAAGCCTGCTCAATAGGGCAACGTATTGGCGCTCGTATCTGTGTTAAACTTGAAAAAGAAACACAAGGCGCCATCAGGTGTGAGGTATTGCGACCCGATGTTGATTGGCAGTTCTTACGGGACTCCAAATAAATGAGCGAACTCGCACCAACCAAAGACTGGTTCGGCTTTATGCCGTAACTCAAACAAAAACCGCCTAGTGCTTAGAACACTGTAACGGCGGTTTTCAATTAACAACGGAGAAATAATAACATGAGTCAATCATTAAAAATACTTAAACATTTAAAAAGCGGTAAATCAATCACTCAAATGGAAGCATTAAACCTGTATGGGTGTATGAGGCTTGCTAGTCGCATTAATGACCTCAGGGAAATATACCCGATACACACCACGATGATTTATAAATCAGGCAAGAAGTTTGCCAGCTATTCGTTGGTGGTTTAAATGAGAAAATACGCACAATTCCCGCCATCTTTTTGGGTTGAGGCAAAGAACAAGCGTCACGGATTAAACACAACAATAGTTTCTGCTTATCTTAGAACAAGCCCTCACAGCAATTTAATTTACCTGTATTCACTTCATCCAGCCTATGCAGCAGCCGATATTGGAATGCCGATAGAGGACTACATGGCGGCTCTAAATAACCTTATTTCTGATGGTGATTGTGCCTTCGATCAAGAGACAAATACTGTCTGGTTGAGGCAAGTTATGCTTGACGATATTGGCGCTTCTTTGAACAAAGCTGATAAGCGAGTAATGGGTATTCAAAGCATCATAAAGGGGCTGCCAAATTCACGAGTTTTAGAAGAATTTAAGAGCGAATTTAGAGTCAAATATCAGCTCAATTATAAGCCTCCAAAGAAGGGGGCTTCTAAGGGGGCTTCTAAGGGGGCATCGAAGCAAGGAGAAGGAGAAGGAGAAGGAGAAGTAAAACCCTTACCTTACCAAGAAGGGAAAGTTTCTACTGTAGAGGTTAATAGAGAAACAGGAGAGATTGTTGATTTCCAGACTGCTCAGGAGAAGTTCTGATGAAATTACGAAATTATCAGAGCGAGGCAATCAGCCGATTACGTTCATCTCTTGGCAAGGGGTTTTTAAAACCGCTTCTTGTCGCCCCGACAGGTTCAGGAAAAACAGCCATATCCGTTGAGCTGGTAAAAAACGCATTAGCGAAAAACAAGCGGGTTTTATTTCTTGCTCCAAGACGAGAGTTAATTTACCAAGCCTCGAAGATGTTTAGCCGCGAGTCGGTAAGTCATGGTGTCATCATGGCTGGCGAGTGTCCTGCTATGCACAGAAATTTACAGATAGCCAGTTTTGACACATTACACGCTAGAGGTATACGCAACGAGAAAATGAATATGCCCGAAGCTGACGTGGTGGTGATTGACGAGGCTCACTTGTCGATTGCTAAAACTCGGATGGATATTATTAAACATTACCGTGACAAGGTGATTGTTGGTATGACGGCTACACCCGCTCGCGGTGATGGTCGTGGACTATCAGAGATTTACGATGACATGGTTATTACCACTTCGGTTCGTGACCTGACCGAGAAGGGTTATCTTGCGCCTGTCCGTTACTTTGCACCAAGCACACCTGATCTGGCTGGCTTGAAATTAAACGCTGATGGCGATTATCAGGAGAAGGGGTTAGCAGGACGTATCGACACAGCAGAACTCGTTGGTGACGTTGTGCATAACTGGCTGAGAATTGCCAAAGACAGGCAGACAGTCGTTTTTGCTGTGAATCGCGCTCATTCTAGGCACTTGTGCGAGGAGTTCAGGCAGGCTGGCATACGAGCAGAACACTTAGACGGTGAAACGCCACTGGACGAGCGTAAGGATATTCTTGAGCGCGTAGCCAATGGCACAACGCAGGTCTTGTGTAACGTGTTCGTTGCTACATTTGGCTTGGATATACCGACACTTTCTTGCGCTGTGCTGGCAAGACCAACGAAGAATATTGCGTTATATCTTCAAACGGCAGGGCGAGTGTTACGAGTATGCGAGGGCAAGGAGGATGCAATCATCATCGACCACGCTGGTGCTGTTTCCGAAAATGGCTTTGTTGACGATGAACAATACTGGTCACTTGACGCAAAGACGAAAGTAAAGGACAGGAAGAAAGCCGCAAATGAAAAGGCAAAAGTTTCTAAAGACATCACCTGTCAACGCTGTAAAACAATTTTTGCAGGGCAGCGTGAGTGTCCTAATTGCGGTATGCAAATTATTGGCAAGTCTGAGCCTATCCCTGTTCATCAAGCCGATCTGCAAGAGATAGAGCGAGGTAAGAAGAAATTAAACAGAGAAGTGAGCAAGGAGGATAAACAGCTTTTTTACAGTGAGTTACTAGGGTACTGCAAGAAACATGGCAAGCGAGAAGGATACGCAGCACATTCGTATAGAAAGCGGTTCGGCGTATGGCCTAATGCTTTGGAGAAAACATTAAGAGCGCCAACAGACGGTACTTACAGGTATATCAAGCATCTACAGATTGCTAATGCAAAAAGGAACGCGGCATGAGCAGTATAGCTGAAAAAATGAGAGGCCGATGGGAGAGCGTTTTGCCGAATTACGTTGATAGCAAGTATCTCACAGGAAAACACATGGATTGCCCTATTTGTCGAGAGGGCAAAGATCGCTTCAGGTTCGATAACAAAGAAGGCAAGGGGACATATTTCTGCGCTCAGTGCGGAGCAGGGGATGGGTTTTCTTTGGTGATGGGTGTAACAGGTATGAGTTTCTCGGAATTGGCAAGAGACTTGTCGCCTGAAGATCATGCGGTATCGGCAGTTAAAAAGCCAGCGAACAGTTCTTACCTCTTGGACGGTATAGCGAAGCGTTGTGAGTTGCTATCAGAGGGTGATTCAGTGTCTAGGTATCTGAGAAGCAGGGGGATAACTCAATTACCCTCAGGGATTAGGTTAGCTAAGAATCTTAAGCATTATCACGATGGCAAAACATCATACTTTGACGCTATGGTTGCCCGAATAACGTCCGTAAGTGGGCATAGGCTAGGGTTTCATGTGACCTGGCTAAAAGATGGTGGCAAAGCGCCTGTTAGTCCCAATCGAAAAATATACAAGCAAGCTGAGACGATAAGCGGTGGCGGCGTTTATCTTGGTGAGGCTGGTGATGCGGCTGTCATAGGCGAAGGGATAGAAACAACACTTGCAGGCATGAAGCTAACAGGCGTGTCAGGTGTAGCAGGGATTAACGCAACGCTTATGCAAGCCATTAATTTGCCGGAGCAGTTTCAGCGAATCACGGTGATGGCAGATAACGATGCTAACTACACTGGACAGAAGGCAGCTTACACGCTTGCTAATCGGCTTGTTCTTGAGGGTAGATCGGTGAATGTGGCTGTACCTGAGATGGTGGGGACTGATTTTGCAGATGAGGTCGCACTATGAAACCCCAAAACCTGGCAAAACTACCACAAGAAGAAATGGACAAAATCAATCTGCACCGACAAGTATGCCTCGCCAGATATGTATGCAAAGGCAAGTCTAAGTATGAGATTAATGAATACTTGAAAACGATTGATTCAGCAACAGCCGAGCATATCAAGGGGTTGATGGGGGATAAGAAATGAATAAATTAAGACCAATACCAGCAACTTTTAAAAAAGAAAGAAGGAAAAGTAAAACCCTTCCTCTAAGAAAGCTAATCCTAACAGGTTCTTTAATGGCTGAAGCTCAACGTGATGGCATTTACCCTGACAGGACATTAAGCGGGACTTGGGATAGGTTGTTAGAACAATGTCGTGAAGAGGGTTTGCTTGATGGGTGATACAGACGAAAAACCCAGAACAGAAAAGCAGCGAACATCACTGTTCGGAACGCTAACCGAGTATGCTGAAAAGCTGGATGCTTCAGGTTATGAATATACCGTATTTATTGAGCAGGCCATGAAGAAAGGCTTTAAAGCTAAATGGACAAAACACAATCTACATGAGTTATTCAATGTTGTATCTAAAGCAATGAACGACGGCAGAACATCTAGTCAGTTATCGACAAAGGAAACAATCGAGACTTATCAGGTGTTTGAGAGGCATTTATCTGAGTGTTCGGGTGTTGGTTGTGCTTGGCACAGTCGAGAAACGGAAATGCTTAAATCAGATGATAGGTGGTGGTAGTGGTTAATGTGAATAACGTTTAGCATAAGCGGTTAAAACCGCCACAAATAACAGGAGATACTTTGAAAGACCAATTAACTTTAGACATGCAACAAACTAAAAAAGCCGATAGCGGTTTTAGTCCGCTTGATGCTTTTGTTATATAATTTTTTATTGGAGATTAATATTTTATGGAACATAGATACCAATATGAATGGACTTTAAAAGATGCAAACTTCACAAAAGATAAAGGAACGGTTTTTAGTTGTTTTGCTTGCGGTGGTGGTTCGACAATGGGGTATAAATTAGCTGGCTTTGATGTATTAGGGTGTAATGAGATTGATCCTAAAATGATGGAAGCATACAAAGCTAACCACAACCCTAAATATGCTTATTTAGAGCCTATCCAAACTTTTAAATTAAGAAAGGATTTACCAGAAGAACTTTACAACCTTGATATTTTAGACGGTTCGCCCCCTTGTAGCAGTTTTTCAACGGCTGGAAATAGAGAAAAGGACTGGGGAAAAGAAAAGAAATTTAGAGAAGGACAAGCTGTACAGGTTTTAGATAATTTATTCTTTGACTTTATAGACCTTGCAAAAGAATTGCAGCCTAAAGTTGTTGTTGCTGAAAATGTAAAAGGGTTATTGCAGGGAGATGCAAAAGAGTATGTAAGAAAAATTTACAAGGAATTTGATTTAGCAGGATATTACGTACAACATTTTTTAGTTGATGGCTCAAAAATGGGAGTGCCACAAAAAAGAGAGCGTGTTTTTTTTATTGCATTTAGAAAAGATTTAGCGAGACCGTTTTTAAAACAGATGGATTTATTTACCGTTGCTCCTGAAATTACAATCGATTTTAAAGAACCTGAAATACCATACAAATACATAAGACAAACAGAAGGCAATGAAAATGCAATTGGACTTTCTCCAATGATTAGAGAATATTGGTTGCTTTGTGAGGCTGGAAATAGCTTTAGCAGTGTGCACCCTAAAGGAAGCTACTTTAATGAAATTAAATTACACCCTGACAAAGTAGTGCCAACAATTAGAGCAAGTGGCTTGCCTTATGACTATGAAATTGAAAGAACTTTATTTGATGATGAATGTAAAAAGGCAGGAAGTTACCCAATGGATTATAATTTTTGCACTAATAAACCTGTTTATTTAATTGGAATGAGTGTACCCCCTGTAATGACTGCACAAATAGCAACCGAGATTTATTCCCAATGGCTTGTGAAAATTATATAACAGTGCGTTAAGCGGAACTAACAACTAAAAAAAAGGATAAGAAAATGTCAAAAGGAAGTAGGCAAAGACCGACTGATAAGAAGAAGTGAACAGTAAAAGAAAGTGTAAGTATTGTGGAGAGTATAGCCGAGTTGATCGTGGGTTTATCGCGCCAGACAACTCTTTCTTTTGCATACCGAATCATGCCGTTTTTTGGGCTAAAGAAAAGACAGAGAAACAGCGAGAGAAAAAGATAGCGAACCTCAAGAAGAGAGAGAAAAAGGAGAGAGCGAAGCAGAAACGAGATTTTAGAGCACAGGACACATCATTCAGGCGCAAAGCAGCGCAAAAAGCGTTTAACGCATACATACGCAAGCGTGATGAAAAACTGGGCTGTATATCGTGCGACAAGCCGCACAACTGGCAAGGGCAATGGCACGCAGGGCATTTAAAAACCGTTGGGGCTAGGGGAGATATTCGATTCAATGAAGATAACGTCAATAAACAATGCTCAGTCTGTAATAACCACCTAAGCGGCAATGTTGGCGAGTATGAGAAGCGGTTGATCGAGCGTATAGGCAAGAGTCGAGTTGAGGCGCTAAGTTTAGTTAGGCAGGTAAAGCGCACAGCAGAAGATTACAAAGCGATTGAAACTGAGTATAAAAAGAAATTAAAGGAATTGAATGAAAGCAGCACATAAATCATTAAACGATCAGCTACTAAAAGCAAGACTCCCCGATTTTAAAACGAACTACAGTGTCCAAGGCGTGACAATGTGTTTCGCATGGCCAAGTCGCAAGATAGGCATAAAGATCATGCCCATAGATAAAATTGGGCTAAACGAGATAAGTAATGATTGGACTATTTATCAGGTAACACCGAATCAAGCCAAGAACGGGGATGCCAGACAGATTATTGAAATGATACTTGGAAATGCATTGGTGAAGTGATAACGTTGAAGCTATTAACACTTGACTAGAAGATCACGCGCACAATTTTAACATGAAAACAGCGAGCCAGTTATGAAAAAATTAATTCTAATTGCGTTATTATTTTTTAGCACAACAACTTTAGCCACAGATTATTACGTGTGCGACACGGGCTTAGATACAAACTCAGGTTCCCAATCCAGCCCTTTTTTGACATTCGACAAAGGCATGAATGCGTTAGCGACTGCACCAGGCAATAGCACTCTTTCGTTGTGTCGAGGAGGAAAGTTCAACGGCTCGGGTATTCGATTTCAGAATTTAAACTGCACGGGCAATACATGCACAATCAAAGCCTACGGCACAGGGCCGAGGCCGATTATTAAAGCATCAGGTTTAAATGGCATCCAGTTTGTCGATGGAGGAACACCGGAAAAAGATGGGGATTATCGCGTTGAAAACTTGCATCTTATTGGTACTGGAGGCTCAACGTACGGCGTCTTTATTGCGAACGATGTTAATAATGTCGTGCTCGATAATTTGCTGATTGATGGCTTTGGCATCGGCGTTTATTCGTCTACAGCACATAACGTGCCTCAAACACCCGATAACGCAAATAGCAATATCACGTTAAGCAATTCAACGATTATCAACAACGTTCGTCAAGGCTTCTTAGGCTCTGCTTACGGCTTAACGATTGACGGCAATTACTTTGCAAATAACGGCTCAGGCACGGTCTTTGATCATAATATTTATGTTGGCAATATCGGCTCAAATGTGCTGATTCAAAACAACGAATCGTTCAATTCATCGTTAGATTCCGGTGTTTGTAAGGGCGTATCAATCGTGGTTCACGGCACACAAAGTGGCTACGTCAACGTATTAAATAACTACGTGCACGAAGACGTGAACAGCACATCCGGCTGGTGCTACGGCATCGCAGTGAACACGGGTTACTCTAAAGAAGAATCGTTTGAGAATGTTTTAATTCAGGGTAACAGATTAGAAAACATGGGGCGCACAGCGATCGGCTGCGGCTCATGCGTTGGCACTAAGATATTAGACAACGTGATTACCGACCTATCTGGCACCACCACACAAGCGATTAAAACGTATTTAGGTTCTGAAGATACGAAAAAAACAGAGCACTATCCGATCGAGATTAGCAATAACATCGTAGCACTGACAGCAGATCACACTGATTTGCCGTTGGCTGTTCGTGGGCAAGATTTAACGATTGATAATAATCAATTTTATTTCAAAAACACGGTACAAAATAAGACCTGCTTCGGTTCGAATATCACGGGTAACAATACGTGTGGCACGTTTGCTCAGTTAAGCGAGTTGAACTTAACTCCAAGTCCAACACCTACGCCTACACCAGCACCAACACCCGTGCCACAACCAACTCCTGAGCCAAGCCCTGAGCCTGAACCGGTTCCAGAACCTGAACCACAGCCGGAGCCAGTGCCAGAGCCAGTGCTTACAGACAAATGCAGCGAAGAGTCATGGCCTTACTCTGAGTCGAAACAGGCGATTAATGGCTTAATCTCGCGTATTCAAAACGTTTTGGATAATCGCTGGGATGCCAAGGCTTCTGGCAGCACGCTTGTCGGAATTTATGAAGATTATGACGTTTTAAATTCAAGATTAAGCGTTATGCGAGATATTATCAGCAACGTGAACAAGTGCGTTACTTCAGCGCAATAAGCGGCAAATAACGGGCTTCTTTCGATGAAAAACCGAGTTGAATGGATGTTACATAACTACTACGAAGAGCTACTAAGACGTCAGTTGATGTTTAATAAGCCATCGCCCTGGGGTAGGGTGGTGGAAGATGGCGGGATGACCGGCTGCGAGTTTAAGAGCAAGCTCCCCAGTTCGAGAATTGACTTCACCGACCCCGACATTATCCAAGCATTCAAAGAAACAAAAAAATTGCTGTTAAACTTAGAGCGCAAAAATGAACGGTGGTATGTAGCGATTTGCTTGCGGTATCAGCGCAGAATAGATGGTTCGCAGTTGCCAACAGCAAAGGCGGCTGAGATCATGCGAGTGAGTGCTAATGCTTACGATCAGATGTGCCACAGAGCAAGAGGTTGGTTAGCGGAAAATTACAGAACCAAAATATCTAGTGTCTCGTTTGAAAAAAAACACGATATGTAGTTGCGTAAGAGAAAACGCTGTGGTACGCTTATTTTTAATATAAGGGATTCTATCCCTAAAGATAACCCACCGCCTTTAGGGCGGTTTTTTAATGCCTATGATTATTGCCATCCCTTACAGCTCAGAACATCAAAGCGCCGTTAGGCTTGGCGATACGCTGCGCCTGCTTGTTAGAGGCCCCGATGATGGCAACACATGGGCAGGCAATGTCACGATCCGCACTAGCTACAGCGCTACGGCAACTGATGACGTGGCACTGGCTGAGTATACGGGCGAAAAGGTGCAAGGGCGCGATTGGGACTTGTATAACGACTACGACACCAGCAGCATACCGCTGGCGGCTAACACACGTTATCTTGCTGTAGCAGAGCTGACAAGCGGCTCCAAGACGGTTGAATATCACACAGTGTTTCATGTACTGCCGGGTGGTCGATAATGGGCGCAGGCAGACCACCAATGTACAAGACGCCAGAAGAGATGCAAAAGGTCATCGATAAGTATTTCGAGACGGACGCCTACGTCGATATTGGCAACGGGCTTCAGTATTGCCCGACCGTAGAAGGCTTGGCCCATGCGCTTGGCATGTCTCGCAGGGCATTACTTGGGTATGAGGATAAAAAAGAATTTCTTCACACAATAAAGGCGGCAAAACAAAGGGTTGCGATTGCATTAGAGCAACGACTTTATGGAAGCGCTGTAACTGGCGCTATTTTCAACCTGAAAAACAACTTCGGTTGGAAAGATCAGCAAGACATTAACGCAAACATAACGGCTAGAGATGCAACAGGCTTATCAGATGCAGAGCTTGAAGCTATCGCGTCAGGACGCGGCTAGGGAGCTTTTAAAGCGTAGGCAGGCTAGAAGCTCAATGACAGGCTTTAGCCTTTCTATATCACCTGACCAGCCCCCAGCAAAGCACCATAAAGTATTAAACGGCTATCTGGACAAGATAGTAAGCGGCGAGCTTAAGAACTTGATGGTATTTATGCCGCCGGGTTCGGCAAAGTCTACTTATGCTACGGTTAATTTCCCTGCTTATGTGATGGGGAGGTGGGATAGTGAAGGCGTAGTAGGTAAAAGCGTTATATCGGCTAGTTATGGCCAAGACTTATCAAACACCTTTGGCCGCAAGGTTAGAAACTTAGTAAGAACGCCTGAATACCAAAGCGTTTTTCCTGATACTGAGCTATCTCAAGACTCGCAATCTAAGAGTGAATGGGAGACAGCCAAAGGCAACAATTACAAGTCTGTTGGTGTTGGTGCTGGTATTACAGGCAGAAGGGGTGATTTAGGCATTATTGATGACCCCGTTAAGGGTAGAAAGGATGCTGATTCTGAAACGGTTAGAAACTCCACGTGGGAATGGTACAAAACAGACTTTCAAACACGGCTAAAGCCCAATAGTCCTGAAATCATCATTTTAACCCGATGGCATGAAGATGATCTGGCAGGGCGTATCTTGCCAGAAGATTGGAACGGCGAAAGCGGTATTGTTAAGGCAAGGGATGGCAAGGAATGGTTTGTTGTTTGCTTGCCGGCAGAGGCTAGAGAAAACGACTTATTAGGCCGCAAAGAGGGCGAATGGCTTTGGGTTGATTGGTTTAGTCCTGAATGGTGGGAGCAAACCAAAAAAACCATGACATTAACAGGTTTAAGGGATTGGAATTCTTTATACCAGCAAATACCGTCTGCTACAGAGGGCGATTTCTTTAAACGAGAGTGGTTTAAGCGGTATCACTTGCAGGATTTGCCAGACGTACATAAGTACATAACATCTGACTACGCGGTGACAGAAGGCGGTGGCGATTATACCGAGTTTGGTGTGTGGGGCGTCAGCCCTGCTGATGACTTGTACGCAGTGGATTGGTGGTTTGGGCAAGAAACGCCTGATGTTTGGGTAGATCGACAGCTTGATCTTGCCGCAGAGCATAAGCCTATGACCATCTTCGGGGAAAAGGGCGTGATTCAGAAAGCCATCGAAGGCTTGATGATGAAACGCGCCCATGAAAGGCGGCTTTATTCAAGCTATGAATGGGTTGCTCGCACCGCAGACAAGGCGGCAATGGCGCAATCCTTCCGAGGACGCGCTGCAATGGGCAAGGTTTATATCCCCTATACCGAATGGGGCGACCGGCTCATCAATCAACTCTGCTCATTTCCTACAGGACGCTACGACGACGCTGTAGATGTATGTGCGCTGATTGGCATGGCGCTTGACGAGATTATTGGTGCTGCGCCTGTAAGCAAGGCCGACACAAAACCACGCGATAGGTGGGATAAGGTTTTTAATGAAGATGACGAATATGACTCCTGGAAAACAGCTTGAGGATGTGAAACGTTGGTATATTGATACCGCGCTGGCGACTCAAGACAACCGCACAAAGGCAGAGCGTGATCGAGACTATGTGGACTTGAAGCAATGGACTTCTGAGGAAGAAACTGCGCTTAAGAACCGCAAGCAACCGATAACGCAATCGCCTGAGCTTAAAGAGTTTGTTCAATCGATCATCGGTTACGAGATCACCTCCCGAACTGATATAAAGGGATTCCCTAGAAATCCAGACGATGAAGATGCGGCAGAATCCGTGACCGATGCCTTGCGTTATGTGGCCGACAACGCTAATTTAGATCAAGTTAAGACAACATGCATTGATGACTACTTGGTCGAAGGCACGATGGCTTCTATTGTGGAGATCAAGAAGGGTAAGCGGGGTGTTGAGATTATGCCTCGTCGCATCCCTTGGGATCGCTTTTTCATCGACTCGCATTCGTCACGCAAAGACGGCGCAGACGCCATGTTTATGGGGCAGGCGATTTGGATGGAGGACACGGCAGCACAGGCCAAGTGGCCGAATGTTGACCCGACCATCCTGACCGCTGGCATTGAAGAGGCAGGCGGCACAGATACCTACGACGACAAGCCAAAGAACCTGTTTTTTGACCGCAATCGCCATCGCGTCAAGATCATCGAGATGTATTATCAGTCTGGTGGTCAGTGGCTGCACTGCATGTTTACCGGACAGGGTTATGTGGTCGAGCCGCATCCGTCTGACTATCTGGATGAGGATGGTGAGCCGGCCAACCCGATTGAGGTGCAACGCGCCTACATGGATCGGGACAACAACCCATACGGTTATGTTCGGCAACTTATCACCATTGTTGATGAGATCAATAAGCGACGATCTAAGTCACTGCACTTGCTATCTACTCGACAGGTCATAGCGGACAAGGGCGCAGTCGATAGCATCAACAGAGCCAGAGCCGAGGTCAACAAGCCTGATGGCTACGTTGAGAAAAACCCCGGCAAAGAATTCAGCATCGAGCATACTGGCGACCTAGCGTCCGGTCAGTTTCAGCTATTGCAGGATGCCAAGGGATCGCTTAACAGCTTTGGTGGCGTAGAGCAGCTTTCAGGTGGCTCTGAGAAGTCGCTATCTGGCCGCGCCATGCAAATGAGCCAGCAGGCCGCAGTGCGTGGCCTTGCACCGCTTCTGGATGGCGCACGTTACTGGGAAAAGCGCATCTATCGGCAGATTTGGGCGCGTATCAAGCAATTCTGGCGTGAAGAGAAGTGGATTCGCGTTACCGATGACGAAAACAGTCTGAAATTTATCGCGCTGAATAAGCCGGTTACGTTTGGCGAGATGCTCAAAGAGCAGGGCCAGCCGTTTGATCCGATGAACCCCATCGCAAACGAGGTTCACCACATCGAAAACCATGTGGCTGAGTTGGACATCGACATCATCCTAGACATGGTGCCGGACGTCACCACATTGCAGACCGAGACATTCGAGGCATTTGCTAATGCGGTGAGTGCTTCAGGTACTCAGGTGCCTTTACAAATCTGGCTTGAGTTGATGCCTCATGTTCCGAACAAAAAACGGCTCATGGAAGTCATTTCCGGCGGTGAATTAAGCCCGGAAGAGGCTGAAATGAAGCAGGTAGAGATGCAAAAGGCTCAACAGCGTGAGGAAGAGGCTTACCAAATTGAGAAAGCCACAAAAGTAGCCGATATTCGCGCAAAATTGGCCAAAGCTGCTAAAGACATGGCCGACACTGAGGCTCAAGAGCTAGAGAATGATGCGGTTGAGTCTGGCTTAAGTGACATGCTGGAACAGGTTGATGGGTAAGCTGGCTGGCTTAAAGAAAGCGCTGGATATGTCAACGGCTGCTCGTATGAAGCGTGCGCGTGACATGGGGTTTGACACTAGCGAGGTTTTTTATCACGGTTCTCCTAATATCGATTTCCCGTCATTTAAAGAAGATTCCTTTTTCACGGCAGACGCTGATTATGCTAGTAAGTTCACAGACTCAAGTGCATCATCGTCATCTTTCTACGGGGTTACAAAAGATGCGCCCGGTGTAATCCCTGTTTATCTAAATCGTCAGAAAACATTTGATACTCGTAACCCCGACCATTTGCGTATCTATCGAGAAAAATACAAGGGTGTTTTTGATAACGGTTCCGAGATCACAGAACAAGGGTTGCCTGACTGGGTTGAAAATAACTCATTAGCTGAATTTTTACGAGAAGAAGTCCCTGAATTGGGTTTTGACAGTTTTATAGTCGATGAAGGTGCAGATGCTGTAAGGCAAAGACCTCCGGCAACGGTGGTGCTTGACCCTTCAAAAATTCGCAGCGTCAACGCCGAATTCGACCCCGAAAAGATTGGCAGCCCAAATCTACTAGCATCTGCCGCACCAGCAGCCGTAACAGCCGGTTTAGTGGGCGCTTCTATGGCTCCTGAAGAGGCTCAGGCAGCTATTGCTCAACAAGAGCAGAACCAAGAGCGCAGACGCAGAGGTGAGGCCTTTGCCATGAAGCGAGAAGCGAGAAAGCAGCAATTTGCTGAAGTCATGCAACAGCTAGGCAACGTCCTTGACTTGTTTGATGTGCCCATGCAGGGCTTATCGGGTCTTGCTCGATTGGGCTATGGGTTGGCAATCGGTGAGGATGATGCGCTAGAGCAGGCCGCAAGAGTAACGCAGCAGCCAATCGAGGATACTGCATATCAGGCAGGTGACTATGTGCTGGATAAAACCGGCTCACCGGCAGCAGCCACGGCCGTCAATGTTTTGACTCAATTTGCAGGCCCTATTTAAGCATAAGATCACAGATCAGCACGAAATCCGCTCCGGTGGGTTTTTTGTTGCACGTTTGCCGCGATAAGGCACTGGACGACGCAGGGCGGTCGATTACTGGACGACGCAGCGAGGTCGATATGTCAGAACTAGATGAGTTTGTTGAAACGGTTGAAACCCCTGAGCAGGAAGTGCCTGAGCAGCAATTAACTGAAGTAGATGCGCAGGAAACGGCAACAGAGCCACACAAAGAACCTGATCAGGAAAGCGAGCCAACGTCGCAAGACGAGCCTGAAAAGACTGACAAAGTGCCGATAGTGGCACTGTTAAACGAGAGAGAAAAACGGCAGGAGCGAGATCGTCAGATCGAGCAACAGCAACGCGAGTTAGAGCAACTCCGGCAGCAGATGGCAGAGGCGTCAAAACCAAAGCCTGAATCGCAAGCTGAGTTCCCTACTTTGGACAAGTTTGAATACGACGAAGCCAAGTATCAGCAAGCGGTAGCCGAATACATGAGCTCACAAATGAATCAGCAAGCAGAGGGCTTGAAATCCTCGCTGAAACAAGAGTGGGAACGTGATCGGTTGCAGCAGGAGGCTATGGCCAAGCGGGATGATTTTATCAACCGTGGACGCAAGGTAGCGCCTGACTTTGATTCGGTGGTGCTGGCCGATGTTCCGATCACTGAGGCAATGGCTGAAGTCGCCATGAATCTGGATCACGGGGCAGAGGTGATCTACGCACTCGCAAAGACTCCGGCAGAGTTGGAAAGAATCAGCAAAATGTCGCCTTACCTTCAAGCTGTAGAGCTTGGCCGAAGAAACGACATGCTGGCAAAACCGGCAACGCCTGAGCCAAAGCCTGTTCCTGACATCTCTCCATCTTTAACCGACACACGAGCCGCTGGACGGAACAACGAAGTTGTGATGCCAGCAGACCCGCTTGAAACAACCTTTAATCGATAGGAAATAGATATGGCAGATACATCAGTAGCAACGGGCTTAACAGTCCAACAATGGGATTCTTTGTTTTTCAAGGAATATATCGAATCAAACCGCTTTAAGCGCGAAATGGGCACCAGCCCAAACAACATCATCCAGGTTAAGAAAGACCTGACTAAGAAAAAAGGCGATTCCGTCACTTACGCTTTAGTTAATCGTCTGAGTGGCGCTGGCGTCACTGGCTCTTCTACGCTGGAAGGCAATGAAGAGGCGATGGATTCACGCAGCTTTAAGCTGACCGTAGATAAAATCCGCAACGCTGTGCGCGTGGCTGAAGTTGATGAGCAGTTTTCCGCATTGTCTCTGCGTAACGCAGCCAAAGAAGTGCTGAAAGATTGGATCATGGAACAAACCCGCGATGACATCATCACGGCTTTGGGCATGATTAACGGCACGGCTTATGGCTCTGTCTCAGAAGCCAACAAAGACATCTGGCTGGTGGATAACGCCGATCGCGTGTTGTTTGGTGACGCTTTGGGGAACGGCGGCTATACGGATCACTCTGCTGATTTAGCAACAGTGACCGCAGCCATGACCTTGGGCGCGGCTGAAGTGCAGTTGATGAAGCGTATCGCGCAAACGGCCAGTCCGAAAATACGTCCGATCCGCACTACGGAAGATGAGCGTTGGTATGTGCTTTACACTGACTCTCGCTGTTTCCGTGATCTAAAAGCTGATAGCGTTATCGCACAGGCTAATCGCGAAGCATGGAGCCGTGGTAGCAATAACCCGCTGTTTACCGGAGGCGATCTGGTTTATGACGGCGTGATTATCAAGGAAATCCCTGATATTGCCTCTCTGGGCGGCGTTGGTAATACGTCTGCGGCTGTTTCACCGGCTTACTTGTGCGGCGCACAGGCTGTTGGCATCGGATGGGCTAAGATGACCACTTCCAAGACTGAAGAATTCGACTATGGCGACAAAGTAGGTTGCGCCATCGAAGAAATCCGAGGCATTGCGAAGATCACCTTTGGCTCAGGCTCTAGCGACACTGACGATCTGAAAGATCACGGCGTTGTTACAGGATACTTCGGCGCAGCGGCTGACGCTTAAGATAAATAGGTGGGGTTTCGGCCCCACCTTCTTATCCCTATGAAAGTCAAATACGCAGGAAACTACAGAGGAAACCACGTCAGTTATCGGGGCGTGGTTTTTACCAAAGGCAAACACACCGAAGTCGAGCCGGAATGGTACGAGCAGCACCAAACGGCCAAACTGAAGGTAATCAAGGCGAGAAAAACCAGTGACAACAGCACTTCGACTAATTAAAGACGCCATGTTGGAGTTGGGCATCTTGCAAACGCAGGAAGAGCCAGACGCTGCTGAAGCGCAAGACGCTCTGCGCCTGCTTAATCAATTGCTCAAGTATTGGCAGATTAAAGGTATTCCGCTGAGTCACGCAGACTTGGCGTTATCCGACACGTTGCCATACCCTGACGACCATATTCTGCCGATAGTGTTGAATCTGGCGGTTTATATGTCGCGTCAGTACGACATAAGTCTGGAAATGGACACCATCGCGAAGTCTGAAGATGCCTTTGACCACTTGCTTTCAATGTACGGCAAACGCGACTTCGATCTAAACATCTACGCAGAGTCTTATTAATGCGCCAACGTATACCCACCGCTACCAAGAACGCCAAGGGGCGATCTGTTGCGCTCACTGCTGAAACGCTGGTCAACATGTACGTTGAGAAGGCACCAGATGGGGCTAGAAGCCCTGTTGCGCTGATCGGATGCCCCGGCCTGCTGTTATTCAGCGAGATCGACACGGCTTTGATTCGTGGGATGCATTGGGTTCCGGTCAACGGGACGCTTTGGGTGGTCTGCGGGCTAAAACTGTACAAGGTACGCAAGACAGGCGCAGCGACGCTAATCGGCAATATTGGCGGCTATGGTCGTGTGTCGATGGCTGACAACGGGGTACAACTTGTCATCACCACGGAGGCGATCACCTACATTGTGACGCTGGCATCCGACACGCTAACGCCTGTAACCGATTCGGATTTTCCAAACGCCGACACAGTGGCTTTTTTGGGTGGTTATTTCTTTTTTAACAACAATCAATCAGGCTCATCTGGGCAGCTTTTCTGGTCTGAAATCTACGAAGGCACCACATACGATGCCTTAGACTTCGCAACGGCTGAGAACGCGCCTGATAACCTTGTAGCGGTATGGCGTGACCATGACCGACTGCTGTTATTTGGTGATGACACCATTGAATCTTGGTTTTTAACCGGCGGAACAGAGATTGTTGCGCCCTACAAAGGCTCGGTAATCAATCGAGGCTTAGGTGCAAGGTGGTCGGTTGCCAATCTGGACAATTCAGTCGTGTTTTTGGATGATTCTGGCATTGTGCGAAGGATTGGCGGCCAAGGCGGGTATAACGCCGAGCGCATATCCACTCATGCGGTCGAGTACGAAATCGCCAAAGGTGCATGGCGGCATGATGACAGTGCAGCCTATGACGGGGCGGTTGCGTCCTCTTATATCGAAGAGGGGCACGAATTTTATGTGTTGACGGTTCCTGGCTTGTTTACTTGGGTTTTTGATGCGGCCACGGGTGTTTGGCACAAGCGAAAATCAGAGAAGTCAGATACATCTAGGGCGTCTTTTCACGTTCAAGCATTTAACAAGATTTTATGCGCTGATACAGGGCGTGGGCGACTGTATGAGCAGAAGCAGGATGTCTACGACGAGAACGGGGACGAAATCATTTCAGAGGTGCAATTCCCGCCAATTACGCAATTAAACCAGCGTTTTCGCGTCCATGAGATCGAATTGATTGCAGAAACAGGTGTCCCCGGTTATTACAGCAACAACACATTTACTGACGGCTTTGAGCTAGGTAACTGGGAACAAGTAGCTTTGACTACTACGGATCAACTACGTGAAGGTGGATACGGCAATGGCGTTCTTATAGTAACTGGCGGCGTGTCCTTAACGTCATCAATTCTGCTACGCAGCACCGATCAGGGTCAAACATGGACAGCGATCGACCCCGGCTTCGGATCATCTGGCATTTATGATGCGTTTTATGATCCGCTGTATAAGAAGTGGTGCATTTCTGGCGAGGGCAACAAAGTTGGTATATCTGACGACGACGGCCTAACATGGACGGTTTCTGTTGTTGGCTCAACCCGCTATGTGGGTGGCGAGAGCAACGATTCCGGCACTTGGCTTTTGCACGGCCCAAACGGGCACATGATTCGATCCACAGATGGCGGCGGCTCATGGTCAACAGTCACCACGGGCACATCAGAGGCGCTTACATGGGTCTATTATGGCGGCGGCAAGTGGGTAAATGTTGGCAACTCCGGAACTGTTAGAGTATCAACCGATGATGGGATCACTTGGTCTGCTCTGACCGCTGCGGAAACACTGGCAGGGTCAACCAATGTGCAATCGATTCAGCATCTTAATGGTACATGGGTGGCTGTTGGTTACAATGGTTTGATTTTGCGCTCGACTGACAACGCTGTGACTTGGGCATCTATATCAAATCCTTTTGGCACAGAAAGGCTGACAGAAGTTGGCACTGGCCTCAATATGTGGATAGTGGTTGGTTATAACAACACCATAGGCTTCAGTGAGGATGACGGCGCGACATGGCAGCTTGTGAGCGACACAAGTTTCCCATCTTCAACGGAAGAAATTGGCGCTTTGGTTTATGGCGATGGTGTTTTTATTGCTGGATCAAACCAAGAGCGTATGGCAAGGCTTGATGCCAGTGAATTGCTGGAGGTGTCTAACAATCAGATAGATTACACCGATGAACCTTATGTGATGCTGGACGTATTAGGCTGCGGCGCAAGAGAGCCAGACATCACTCAGGCCATGCGGTCACTGGGCAAAGAGGGCGAGCATTGCGACCGATTGATTTGGCGCAGGCTTGGACAGCACCGATCATTTACGCCAAGGCTAACCATATCGGCGCCGGTCAAGCGTGTTTTTATAGACGCAACGGCAAGGATCACGGTCGATGGCTGATGCGAGTTATTTTCCGCGCGATGTGATGCAGCAACTTGGGTTCCCGAATGTGCTGATCGAGTATTTTCGTAACCAGTTTGACCGCGCAGGTGGATCAGCATCACCGACGCAGAATCTGGTTCAGATCAACACCACTTTAGCGGGTAACACCGCAACCGCTGAATCAACCATTGGACTGACTGATATGGCGCTGTATCTGATGGCTGAAAATGACCGATTAAAGCGCCGCATTGAACAACTAGAGGCATTGTTATGAGCGTTGCATTCCCAACACCAAGTCCGATAGATTTAACCACGTCAGAGCAGAAGTTTTACACCGCACCATCTACATCCGGCACGGTGGCCGATAATCTACATTTAATTGTAACCAACTACACAGGCGCAACCCGCAAAGTGACCATTCATGCGGTTGATTCTGGCAATGTATCGAGTGTGACAACAGCAGTGGCCTATGAGCGCTCTGTGCCTGCGTATGACAGCATTTCGGTACTCGTTCGGCGCTTAGGTGCGTCTGGCTACATTTCAGCCGTAGCGGATGCCTCAAGCGCTATTAATTTATCTATGCACTCAGGAACGGAAAGGAGTTAATTATGGGATTTTTATCAAGCGCCTTTGGTGGTGGTGACGCGAGCGATGCTGCTGACGCGCAGGTGCAAGGCTACCAAAACGCAATCAAGGCATATCGCGAAGCGGAGTCTCAAGCACTGGCCAATTATACGCCTTATCAAAATCTTGGATCGCTTGGCGCAAACGCCATCGCTAATACTTACGCTTCAGGCAATTTCGACATCTTCCGCGCTGATCCTGGCTATCAGTTCGCCTTTAACGAAGGCCAACGCGCAGTCGACTCATCCGGCGCGGCTAGAGGTTTGAATTTGTCCGGCGCACAGCTCAAAGGCTTGACCAAATATGGCCAGGGCATGGCCGATCAAGGTTACAATAACTGGTTTAACCGCAATATGAACCTTGCTAACTACGGTCGAGGCATTGCAGGCGACCAAGCCAATATCCTGACCAACACGGCTAATCAAGTTGGTGCGGCTGAGGCAGGCATCGGCGGGGCTAAAGCATCCGGTTACCTTGCAAAAGGCGGCATTAAGGCTGGAATCGGTAACTCGCTGTTGGGTTTTGGGCTGAGTAAATTCTAATGGGCATCGAAAACGCCATAGCCAACTTCGGCGTTAATGTTGGCAGGAACATCCAAAACACGGTTAGCAACGCACTGGTTCAGAACGAAAACCGCAGGCGCTATGAGAACCAGTTGAACGTGTTGGCAGAGCAGCGACGCAAAGAGGATGGGCGTCAAAAACAACAACAGCAGGCCGATCAATATCAGCGAGAGATGGAGCTAACGCGCAACTTTCTTGATGCGGTCGAGCAGGCTCCACAAGAGCAACGGCAAGCCATGTACTCAGGTTTTCTTGAGCAATCCCGCAGAATGGGCGCAGACATTAGCAACGCTGATTCGGTGTGGTCTGACAATCTAGGCTACAGGCTGCGCGGGGCTGTTGGTAAGGCGAGTGGTGGCGACCCTAAATATGGCCTGACGGCTTTTTATGGTAAGGACGCTGATGGCAATATCAGTGCTTATCAGTTGAATTCAGCCGGGGGCGCAGAGCGCATAAACCTACCCGATGGCGTTTCGCCTGCAAGACCTTTGGTTAGATCCGATCAAGGCGACCGTGTTTTGATGAATGATCCGCTGACTGGCCGCCCTGTCACATCGACGCCTAAAAACGTGCCACCACAAAGCACAGCAGGTCATGCTGCGGCTGTGACAACGGCGCAAGAAGAAGCAAAGAATCAAGCAGGCCGCAACGCCAAAATGGTCGAAAACCAAAAAGCGTTGAATGTCTACGAAACCGCAATGGGCGGCCTTATGCAGTCACTTGGCTCGACAGATACCGGGCCAATTATGGGCAGGCTTCCTGCTCTGACGGCTGGACAGCAAATGGCAGACGGTGCTGTGGCGGCGATGGCTCCGGTTTTGAAGCAGCTATTCCGCGCATCTGGCGAAGGCGTATTCACCGATAAGGATCAAGAATTGTTGATGCGAATGGTGCCAACCAGAACCACACTGCCAGAAGCAAGGTGGCAACAGCTCGCGGTGGTGGATGCCATTGTCCGGGCCAAACTGGGCGGTGATCCTAGGAAGGCTTCCGAATTGTCGCAGCTTTATGGCGGCACACCAGGCATCAACCCTAACGCGCCAGACCCGCTAGGTCTTAGATAATGAATATCCAAGAATTTCGACAACAATATCCGCAGTACAATGACTTGAGCGATCAGGCGTTGGCTGATTCGTTGTATAACAAGCATTATTCGGATATGGATCGGCAGGAGTTCGATAGCAAGTTTATCAGTGTGACGAAGCCTGTCGAGAAGGCTCCGCAGCCACAAAGCGACGGCGGCTCAATCCTGAATCCATTAGGGCAGGGTGCTACTTTCGGGTTTGCAGATGAATTGGCGGCGGCTGGTGGGGCAGCTTACGGAAAGCTGTCTGGCGACCATCCAGATAAATCATTCGGTGAAATCTACACCGGCATTCGGGATCAGATTCGCGCGGACGATAAGGCGTACGCACAAAGAAACCCCAAAACAGCATTGGGCGCTGAGATTGTGGGTGGTTTGGCAACAGGCGGCACAATAGCGAATGCAGCGGGGCGTGTCGGCAATATCGGCAAACTTCGCAATCTTCCCAAGACCAAGGCGGCAACGGTAGGCGCGACCACGGGTGCTGTTGAGGGCGGCTTGTACGGTGCAGGCAAGGCCGAGCAAGATGTTTCAGCGGAAGCGGTTAAAGGCGCTGCGACTGGTGCGGCATTCGGTGCGCCTATTGGCATGGTCGCAGACAAGATAGGCCGCACACTGTCTGAGAGAGCCATAGCGTCCAGAATTAAGACTGGCAGCGGCGACAAAGACCTAGCGCCATACGAGTTGGCTAAATTCAAACTCGGCGGCATTAAAAACGACAAGGCTGCACAAAAGGCCATTGAGCAAGGCTTTGATGATGGGCTAATCCAGCAAATCAAGACAGCCTCCAAGGGTGACCGAGCCAAAATGCGGCAAATGGTCAACGTGGCGAAAGCGTCTGTTAAAGATAACCGCTATGCGATCCATAACCGCATCAATCAAGTGATCGGTGATTCACTGGCGAAGCGTGTTGATCTACTTAAAACCAAGATGGATGACGCGGCAGGCCAGCTTGATAACGTTGCCAAGCGTCTGAAAGATGTGGAGGTAGACCACTCAGGCCCGATGCAGCGATTCATTGATGACCTGAGAGACCTTGATGTTGGTTATTCCAATCAAGGCGGCGTGTCGATTGATCTGCGCGGCTCTATGATTGAGGGTGCTGATGACGCAGAAAGAACGCTGAAGCTGATTGTAGGCAAGTTGGCTGGCCGAGATGCGCCCCAAAGCGCTTATGACATCCATCGTGTCAAGCGATTGATCGACAATATGGTGGTCTACGGCAAAGGGCAGGAAAAGGGGCTAAAAGGTGAGGTTCTTGGCGCGGTTAAGCGGTTACGCCATAACTTGAATGAGGTTTTGCGCGATGCGTCCGATGAATATCGGCAGGTCAACACGCAATATTCAGATCATCGGCAAGCGCTTGAAATGCTGCAAGACGCATGGGGCGGCAAAGTCAATATGTTTGGCGATTCAGCCAATAAACAGCTTGGCATCCAGTCCAGAAAGCTACTTAGCAATTATGCGGCTGGCACCAATCAGATGGACGCCATCGAGAATGCGGAGCGCATTATTCAGCAGTATGGCAACAGATTGGATGACAACATCATGGAATTAGTCTCAGTTGAATCTGCGCTACGTTCCGTAGTGCCACAAAAACTGTTTAACACCTTTCAGGGCGATATTGAGAAAGCTAGTGGTAATGCCATGCAGAAAGTACGGTTGGCTAGTGGCGACCCAACGGCAGCAGCAGAGATGGCTGGCGGCGTGTTGAAGTCACGCAGGGCAAGACGAATGGCCGAGAAATACACACCTGAAAAAGCCTTAGATGCGTTGATGGAGTTACTTACCAAGTAGTTTTTCAATCGCTTTGTCCACCATGATACTAGCGGGGTATTCGCCATGTTCATGGTAGTACATTCGCTCAAGCGCGAATGATAGGCCGAGATAGAAACCAGACAAGCCGCCAGCAACGGCAGAGATAAAAATCACAAATGCCTTATCGAGATCGACCAGGAACACAAGGCCGAGCATTCCGATAGGGGTGAACAAAAGAAACCAAGTTTTCATGAAAGCCTCGCTTATGTGGGGTTTTATATTGACCGGAGAGAATTATGGCAGCAGTTTTAATCTTCCCGCCTCTGATTGGCGAAACCTATGAGGCAGGAGACAAGCTCTACGCCTACGAAACAGGCACTTCCACGCCCGTTACCGTGTATCAAGACGATGATCTTACCACAGCCCATTCTACACCCGTTGTTGCAGATGCAACAGGGCGCTTTGATCCGATTTATGTAAACGAAACAGTGGGCGACATCAAGATTACGGTCACTGATTCAAATGACGTGGTGCGATACACCATTGACCCGTTTATCGTCTCAGACCTGTCCAGCCTGACCACATCGGTTTCAAGCCTGAATACATCGGTCACATCCATAGATGGGCGACTAACCACGGCAGAGAGTGAAATCGACACGTTGCAAACCGAGTCTGCGGATTATGAGTCTCGTATTACATCGCTTGAGGGTCAAACCGCGCCATTGCTTGAGTCTGATTTTACCGGCGCTAATCAATCGCTTTCTACGAACGGCTACCAAGAGTTACCCGGCGGCTTAATTATACAATGGGGTAAGACCGGCACATTGGCGTCGTCAAGTTCTACCGGTACAGATATTACGTTGCCTAAAGCATTCACGACCACTTTTTTCAGTGTGGTGGCTAATGAGGCCACACAAGGCTTTCCAGGCAACGCATCCAACTGGGGCGGCTGCCCGGCAATTATCAAATCACTTTCCCAATTCACCATTTACCCACAGCGCGGCATATCCGGTACTTACCACTGGATGGCCATCGGCTATTAACTCAGGAGAAAATAACAATGGCACAAGGCGACATCGTATGGTTTGACGAGGCAATGTCCCTCGGCGATTACTTTGCAGGATGGGCGGGCACCGATGACATTAAAGTGGCAGTTCTCGACAACACCACAGCGCCCACAGCAAGCGACGCCACGCCAGCTTTGGGTGACTACACCGAAGTTGGCACGGCTGGCACTTATACAGCAGGCGGCACATCTATTGGCACTTGGGCAAATTGCTGGTCGCAAACATCCGGCACAGGGACGTTTGACTCAGGCACTAACCCATCATGGGCGGCTGATGGTTCAAACGACACCGACGCCTACTGGGGGCTGATCTATAACGACACGCAAGCAGGTGACCCGGCTGTGGCTTACGTTGATCTAGGTGGCCCGATTGATATGACCGCAATCACTTTACAGATCACTTGGAATGCTTCAGGCATTGCGACATTGAGTAAGGTTTAAAAGACAATGGCTGAGGCATATTCAGAGATGTTATCGCAAATTTCTGATATACGGACGCAACAAGCCGAAACTGACCGCAACCTTACTCGCATCGACACCGAGGTCGGGCAAGTTGTCAGCGTTCTTGAACGCATCGAGAGACGTCAGCTTGAGCAGTCAAGAGTCAACTGGGCACCTATGTCTCTTGCAGCCTCAGTCATCATCTCGTTTATCGGCGGTTTGTTTTACTTGCAGACGCAAACAACTTCGCATCTGCGGACGTTGAGTGACTTTGGCGATGCCAGCACACAGGCTGCTCTTGTGGGCCTGACCAAAGAGGTGGACCGCAATTCTGAGTTCATTCGCGGCATCAAGGCAACCCGGTTTTCCCGCGCTGATTGGCAGTATGAAAAGGGTCAGATCGACGGCGAACTGGATCAGATACGCGAGGTGATTGACGAGCATCAAGACGGCCATCCGCACAAGGTCATATCCAGAGTCGAAGGCAATGCCAAACAGATTGACTACTTGCAACAGCAGTTGATTCGCCTGCAAGAGCGTTTACTCAGATGACAGCGCTGGTAACACTTGAATTAACCACGCACCCCGCAACCATCACAAATGCTGTGCCTTTTGATTGGCCTTACATCAACAGCATTGACCCGCGATGGTTTATTGACCCACTGGATAAGATTTACATCTATGACACAGATGGCACGACGGCTAAGGGCGCATGGGCGGTGGAGGGGAACACGGTAACCCAGCACGCTAATCCGATACAGATAGATCGCTACGGCAATTTGCCGTCGATAGCTGTTGAGTCTGGCGACTTGATGCTTGACCTGACTAACGAATATTCCGTGTCAAAGTACACGGCATCCCGCACGTCTGGCGTTTGGGCGCTGCGAGGAAATATTGGCACAAAAAATATTGGTTTCACGATAACAACTCATGCGGCTTTTATTAATCTTTCTACCCCGATCAATGCCAACGCTGAGGCTCTGTCGCTCACCACTCACAGCGCAACGATCAGCGCTGCTGCACCCGCATCAGGCACGGCTCTACACAGCGAGAGCAACGAAGCAATCACAACCGAGGGCGGTAACGCTATAATACTAGAGGAATAAATTGACTGCTCTCCTACATAAAGGAAGGAGATTCCTAATTCATCGAGAACTGGACACAGGGACTAACCCAATGCCGCTTACATTCTCTCCAAAGGCTATTAACGAGCAGCCCGCCCGCTTAATATTGTTGGCCGCATTGATGTCTCGATCCAGTGTTGTTGAGCACTCTGGACAAGTCCAGGAACGTACATCGAGCGGCAACGTATCCGCAATGTATCCGCAGCAATCACAGCGTTTACTCGAAGGGAACCATTGGTCAATAGCGACAAAAGTACGACCGCCCCAATTGGACTTATACTCTATTTGCCTAGTCAGTTCTCCCCAAGACGCGTCCGCGATATGCTTGGCTAATTTAGGATTTTTAATCATGTTTTTAATGCGAAGGGTTTTGTGATATAATTGGTTATCGTTATATAGAGTGAGTAAAGCCATGAGAGCCAAAAAGCACAACGTATTTGGTGAGTATTTAACAAGACAAGAAGCATCTAAAAAATATGCTATTCCATTAACAACGATTGGTTCCAGGATGAACAAATTGGCCACGCTTGAACAGGCCATAACGGGAGAATTAAGAAAGAAAAGCATTGTTATTAAAGGTGATCGTTTTGGATCACTCACCGCAACAGGAAATTACAGAGTAATCAAAAATGGACATAGGTCTAATCGAAAATATGAAGTTATTTGTGATTGCGGGGAGATTGTTTATGCACTTGGTATTAGCCTAAAAGATGGCTGTAAGTGTTCATGCAATACCGGGTGTGAATTTAGCAAAAAAGTTGTTCACGGAGATTCTTACAGCTCCGAATACTATAGCTGGCAGTCGATGAAAGACCGATGCTTGAATAATAAAAGTCCTAGCTACAAATACTATGGCGAAAGAGGCATTAGCGTATGCAAAAGCTGGGTAAATAACTATGCGAAATTCTTAGAGGATATGGGACGCAGGCCATCAAAAAGCCACACACTAGATCGTATAAATAATAACGGCAACTATGACCCAGATAATTGTAGGTGGGCAACCAAAAAACAACAAACAGATAACCGCAGATCAGTCACGGATATGCAGAAAAGGATCGATTATTTAGAAGGAGCTTTGAGAGATGCCGGAATCAGTTTCTAACATATCGAACACAGCCAAACGTCTTGGCAAGCAATTCTGCTTGTTCTTCGTCTGGATAGAATCTGTATTTGTATGCTTTTTTAACCATGCTTCATATAATGCATTAAATTATGTGAAAGTCAATATATAAGGTATTATTTATGCACAGAAAAGATCAAAAGCACTTCTTACCTCCCCGCCCTGAAGAGACGGGGTCTCACGGAGCTTTCAAATGACCACACCAATTTCTAAATTAACGGCATCCAGTGCGCCAGCGTACACAGATCAAGTCATTCTGTCCCAGCTATCCACATCGGTCACCATATCAGGCACCACTATTTCGGCCGCCAACGCCGACAACTCATTTAACGATTCTGGCAACGGTTTTATAACGGCCGGGTTTGATGCGGATGATTATGTCAACGTCACCGGATTTAGCAACGCAGCCAACAACATCTATTCGGCTAAGATCACGGCCATTGCAGCAGGTAAGATGACCATTGGCGGTACGGATGGCGATGTCATTGTAGACGAGGCGGCAGGCAACACGATCACAATCACTAAATGGGAAAGCTACCGCGCTCCATATTACGGCAAGCAGCTAATTGAGGAAATCAATAACACGACTGCTGGAGATTTTGATTTTAACAACATTCCGTCTGGGTTTAATCGAATTATTATTGAGGGCGCAGTACGTGGAGACGTGTCCAGCACACTTGATGCCGTTGTGTTATACATGAATGCAGACACCACGGCCTCAAACTATCATAGGCAATGGGTCGGTGGGTCAAATAACTCAACAACAGGCTCCGAGGTGGCAGAGGCAAGAATCGGCTCGGCGGCAGCAGCCAGTTCGCCAAGCGGCTCGTATTCATATCTTAAATTAACGATTGAGGATTATGCCGGGAGTAACCTAAAAATTGCTACCAGTATTTCCAACACTTACCGTGACACTGACAATATACAGGTACTCCTTACATCTACAGTTAGCTCAATTACTGCGGCAATAACGCGCATCCGCATCCAAACAGACAACGACCCGACAGATCAGCTTTTCGGCACGTTGCGACTGTATGGCGAATTATAAGATGAAACTAACACTCCATCGACACGAATCAACCGATCAAGGAACGTTTGGCAGTCTTTATATCGGAGACGAAAAAAAGTTTGCTACGGTTGAAAAGCCTTGGTTCAGGAACATGCCTTTCAAATCATGTGTTCCCGATGGTCATTATAAGCTAGTGCCGTTCAGCTCACCAAAGTACGGCAATGTTCTGTGCATGGTTGATATGGATGGTGAAGTAACTAAATACAAAGAGGTGAAGAGCAAACGGTACGCTTGCTTAATTCACGTTGCTAATTATGCTAAAGAAGTCCAAGGCTGCATAGGGTTAGGCAAAGAGCATGTTGGGCAGATGGTAACTAGCTCACGGGCATCAATTAAAGAGTTTTATAATCTCGTAAGTCCATACGAAGAACATCATTTACATATAAGGTGGTCGGAATGAAAGTAAGCCACCTTTCAAAACTTGAAGTAAAGAAAGATAAGGAGCATGGCTGGAGGCTAACCAGTGACTTCTACTTCACTATAGACGGGGTATCAAGAAGCGTTCCAAAGGGGTTCCCAACTGACTTGGCTAGTATTCCATACCCAATATCGCTGATATTGCCGCCAGATGGTGAGTATAAGGTATCTGCCGTTATTCACGACTTCTTGCTGAGACGAATGTATGAAGGTGAGATGGGATTAACTAGACGGTATGCAGCAAAAGTTTTTCTATATAGCTTAAAGAACCAGAACATCAATACATTAAAGGTCGGCTTGCTATATTCAGGCGTAAGGTTTTGGGATTTAGTAAAATATTTAGAGCATAGGTGGTTTAAATGATTCCAGTAGGTGAGATTCTTAGTTTCGGTTCAACTATAATCAGCAAGATATTTCCTGACCCATTAGAAAGAGCAAAGGCGCAAGCCGCACTATTAGAGCTTGAGCAACAAGGAAAGCTCAAAGAATTAGAGTCTGCCATGAATGTGATTGTCTCTGAAGCAAAGTCTGAGCATTGGATTGTTGCTTCATGGAGGCCAATTACTATGTTGATATTCGCAGGGATTGTTGCAAACAATTATATCATTTATCCTTATCTTTCACTCTTTTGGAGCGAGGCACCTAAGTTAATCTTGCCTCCCGACCTGTGGGATTTATTGAAAATCGGACTCGGTGGATACATTGTTGGAAGAAGCAGCGAGAAAGTAGTAAAAACGATGAAAGACAGGTAAATATGCGTACTGTATAGTTATTTTTTGCCTGTTAATACGCTGTTAGGCGCTCAAGCCGAGGTCAACTGAAGAAACTCCATCCTTTAAGAAAGTGCTTTTGTCCTTTAAGAAATATAATGCTATCCTTTAAGAAAATATTTTTCTTAAAGGATGTGGCATGCTAAGTCCTTCTGCCTGCTCATTTCAGTCTCCAATTACGCCTAACAAGTCGCTCGTTCGGACGTTCCGCTGCGCTCCACGCCGCACAGCTATGGCGTTAGCGTGTCTTTCCATAAAAGTAGAAATACGGCCAGGCAAGGAACAGCACCACAGGCATCGCGTACTTCACTGCGTCATCCGGGTATTCAATACCGTGTCTTTCCATGGTGGAATGAACCCAAGCCAATTCTTTGATCCAGCCGGAAACCCAAATAAGGGCTAAAATCCAACATAATATTTCCATCTCTTTTCCTCGCGCTAACAAGTAGCTCTAGTCGTTCGCTTTACTCACTGGGACGCTCGTACCTCGCGCCCCTAAGCATTGGCGTTATGTGCCTACCAGAACGGGTCTGGCTCAACTTTCTCACCAGCATTACGCCCAAATAGGCTGAAGAATATCGCACGGAGTCCCCCAAAATCTTCAACACCATCAGCAATGTCCTGCTCTCTATCTGAAAGCCAGTTAATAAAATCTTGCATTGTGTCACCATCAATATTTTCCATTTCTCTCTCCTCGTCGGCACATAACAAAGCATTGTTGTCGTTCCCGATGGTCACTCGGACGCACTACGTGCGCCGCAAAATAGCGGGGTTATGAGTAAAAAGCGTATTCATCTTCATCAAGGGTTTTACTGTAAATAAAATGCTTAATCTCGCTTTCTGGGTACTCCCTCACGCCGTTGTAACTACGCACATAAACATCATGCTTTCCGTCTGCCCATGATTTGACGATCACGCCTATTTGGTCATCATCTACAACAACCACGTTGCTAAATTGAAAATTACTCATAACAAGTCACTCAAGCGGGATGCTCCGCTTCGCTACGCACCCCTTAGTTATTACGTTAGCTGTCACTATGTAAGCAGGCTTTTACCTGCTTGCTTATTTCTTCGTGCCTGATTTTATGGCGTGCAATAGCGTCTTTGCCGAGAATCAAAGAAAACCGAACCACAGGAGCGTAAACAGCCTCTTTGTATGCTTGTTTTTGCTCGTCAGTTCCGTGCGTGTTCACCAAATCGCAGAGAGCCTTACTGTGGTCACTCATCTGCTTCATTGTGTCGTAAATAATTGCTTCTAATTCTTCTGGTATTTTCATAATAATCAAGCTCCAACAGCTAACAAGTCGTTCAAAAATGACGGCTAAAAAGCAGCCGCCTTTTAACTAAGGCGTTAGGCGCTCCAATAAGGGCATCCAAAATTAGCTGGCAATGATTGTTTGGCCGCTTTTCTCTTGGCTGCCCCATACTTTAGGTTGAAATACTTATCGCACATGCTCTCAAGCGGTATTTGTGCTGTTCCGAACTCAGCCATGAGGCTAAAGAATGTTGATGCTGTTGTGTTCATTTTGCTTTACCTCCAATCAATGCGAGTAGTTCATCTGATGTTAGGGATTCTATTTCTTTTACGATGTGGCCAACAAAGTAAACATCGCCCTTATAATTTAGTCTTGTTATTATTTGGCGTATTAGTTTTTTACCTGTCATGGACTTATTCTTCAATTCTAAGTTATTAACCCGTTGCTTTAACTTAGATATTTCAATACGTTGTTTATCAATCAGATCATGTGCCATTGCTTGATGCTTTCTGAAATATTCTTCAGTCATTGGCATAGGGTCGCCTTTTGGAATAGGGGGTGCTATGTCTTGCCATTTCATACGCTTGGTCATGTTTTTTAAAACGGAATATCAGCACCAAAAGCATCCATCGGCTCTTTAGGCTGCGCTGGTGCTGATGAAAAGTTATCAGCCGATTGATTGCTATTCTTACTGCCCAATAAATCAATCTCTTTAACAAATACTTCTACACTGGTTTTTTCTTGGCCTTCTTTATTTGTATATGTATTCACTGATAATTCACCGCTGATGCCGACTAACTGGCCTTTTTTAAGATACTGAATTAATCCGCCCTCAGCACGTTTGCCGATCATTGAGCAACGTACCCATGATGTTTTTTCATTATTACCGTATCCTGATTTTATTGGTACGCTGAAGTTAGCTACTGATACGCCGCTCGGTGTAACTTTTACTTCAACGTCACGTCCTAGATTGCCTGTAAAACTTATGATGTTCATGTGTTTTTCCTTTTATTAAGTTTAATATTAAATTACGTGGATAGTGTTCCGCTTATTGCGCTGTTAGCAGTCGCCAATATATTCAATAGTTTCATCTTCAATATCATCATCGGCCTGAATTTCAAAGTCAGTTTCATCACTTCTAAGCATAGCATTAGCGTCATCCCATGATTCTGACTCAACCACTGCTCTCTCTGTATGTGTTATTTTCCTCGTCAAAATAAACCTTTTCATAATCCCGCTCTCCGCCTTAGTTCTGCTCGCCACCAAAATTCCCCTTGCTTTGCATTGGCAAGCTCGTTTGGTTTCTCGAACCAACCA